GTCTTCCGTACCTTTTACGCGAACCTTTAATGTAGTTCCGGATTTGAACGAAGTGATTTCGGATTTGTTTCCTCCTCCGTTTTGTTGCGTTAATGCTCCAAGTGCCGCTGCGCCTTTTTTATAACTCATGCAATCCCTCCGTATAAGTTAATGCGAACGCATGAACGTGATGTTCATAAGTTAAATTATCTAGCGTTCGTAATGCGATATAACATTTGTTTATATCGCTGTACCAACGTAAGATACTTCAGTTAACAACTCAGTAATTGTCGAATAAAATATAGGTTAAATTCTGGTAAATTGTGTGATTATCTGTTGACAATGTAAACAATTTTATACTAAAGTAAGAAGTGTAATAGATGTAGTACATTGTAAACACACCTAAATAAAACTACCTCATTAGTAATTTTTACCGTTTAGTATAGTAACCACGAAACCGTGGTATAATATTATTAGGTCCGGTGTACGACGCAATGCCTAAGCGCCATACACCGTTAACCTATAGCTAAGCAACGCAATAATCGCTAATATTATCTAAGTGCTTGCCAGGCACCTTTCGTAATAACTTTAGTCGGTTATGAATCGTTTGCTTAGACTCTCCAAGAACGTCGCCAACGTCTTGAAGAGATGTAACATCGCCGTTTAAAAACACATTTACAATCGGTTCGATCTTGGGAGCGTTCTTGCCGGAACCTCTCACCAAATCACTGACCAGTTGCCGCTGGTCTTTTCTTATGAGTTCGCTATCTAAATCCATCTCACTTGCGAAATTCTCTTCCGAGATATCTTCTGCATGAACTTCATTTCGATGGTCGTTAATCTCTTTCCGTTGCGATCGTATCACATCGATGATGGCCAGCTCTTGTGATCTTCTTAAGTATGTATAGAACGTCGCTCGACCTTCACAACTCCACTTTTCAAGCGCCTTCCACACTTTTTCCATGAGAGCTGATTCGAATAACCACGGGTCAATTCCTCCGCTTTCTCTGGAAGCACGATCGGCTCTTTTTTGGATGACATCTTGGTAGATCATCACCATCTCGCGGAGTATGTCGTCTTTAACTGATGCGTCTCCTAGCTGGTAACTCCTCGCTAATTCCTCAATACGATTTCTGTCTAATTTCAACAACCGCATCAGCTCCTCTATTCAATTTTTACCCTTACACTGATATATACGTAAGATTTTCCATGTCGTCAAAAAACTAGTCCGAAGTTTTTTAAAAGTTTTTTGATAACCATTTTTGGTAATCACTGTATAATACTATTTTACTACTTTTGCATGATTTAGACAACCATTAATTTGACGCTAATCAGCGTCTTTATTATGTTTTTAGCCTTTGGTACAATATAGGAAATACGTACCAATTGGCGGTGTTTCAATGACGTTCGAAGTCGGTAACTGCCTGCTACGCGAGCGACTAAAACTCGCTGGAATGACACAACAGGAACTAGCGGATCGAACCGGCATCACTCGCCAACAGATAAGTGATTATTCAACGAATAGAAGAGTCATGTCATTACGGACAGCGTATATACTCTCAATCGCCCTATCGGAGGTTGTGCCAACTAGAATAGAAGATTTATACGACTGGATTCAGTACAAGTAGCAGGCAAGAGAGTAGATTAACGTCTACTCGCGCCCTTATTGTACGCTACCTCGCTTCATTATCAGCTTTGGCATGCATGTTTTTACACGTTCGGCCTCCGATACAAACCGTCTAACCTCCGCATAATCCCCAATATCATTCACGTCTTTATATTTGTCAGGAAATCTCACAATAAATAATTCGACACTTCCGGATAATAACTTGATAATCTGCTGCTGCAACAGCATGCCCGCCGCATCATTATCCGTTGCTATATAAAGCCGTTCAATTGGTGATCGCTTGATTACTTCGGCCTTCTCTTCGGTAAGTACGCTTCCTCCAGTAGCTATTGCATCTAATCCAGCACTCATCAAAAACATTGCATCGGTTTCTGATTCGACAAGTGTTGCCTCCCGAATCTGATTACGGTATATGACGTCTATGCCATAAACCAACCGACGTAATGGCATTCCGCCACGTTGATACCAGAAGGTTTTCTCGCCAGTCTTGCGAAATTTAATATTCGCAAGCTGACCATTCGGCAAGAACCACGGAATTGTTACCGCCTTACTAGTTCGGCAATATCCACATCCCATTTTCCTATAAGCAACGTCGTAAGATATACCACGTTTTTCTAAGTACGGATGCCGAAAAAGGTATTGCGTTAAGATACTTTTATCTAGCGGATTCAAACGTTTGTTTACATAATTATCCGACAAATTAATTTTTATTTTATCATAATCATACATCTGTCGACAATCATATCGCATGAGAAGATAGTCACAAGTTTCTGACACCGTTTCATTGCGAAGGAATGACAAAAGTTTTACAAATCCTCCGCTTTTCCAATTATCGTCGCTTGCTCCGGAATCGCCCCATGCGCCAGAATACTCTCCTTCGAGATTGACGAAGAAGGATGGTGACCTATCATAGCGGAACGGACTGGCCGCAACCAACTTTTCTGCTGACCATCTCGCTCTATGCCACGTAAATTCTTCGAGTTCTCGGCGTATATCTACAGGAACTTGGCGACCGTTAATGTTAATCACCTAGCATATTCCTCCTGTGGTTTCAAATTTTACAACGATATTTTGGTAATGTAAATGCACAATGTTCGACAAGATTTTCGCTTATATCGTATTAAGATATTAATTTCATTCGACAAAATCCACTAAACTAAAATATAGAACTGAATTGGCTGGCTGCAACTTCGCCTGTTTCCATCTCTCGGACAATACCGTAATTCGGCAAGTATAGAACCTCCGCAACGGCTCCTTCTCCTCCTTGTCGACCTTTGGATAACTCAATCACTCCGCGTCCGTCCTTCGAATCAATTCCTAGACAGAGCGCTGCGTCTTCAAGTATAGCCTTCGATTTTTTCAACTCCGCACGTACTGGCGCCTTTAACTCACGATTACCGTCTTCATCACGATCCGCCTTCGTTTCTTCCGCCTGTGTGATAACGTGAATCACTGTCGAAGTCCTCCCGGAAATATGGCGGAGCTTCTTCGATGTGGCCGCAATGTCACCGCCAGCTACACGGCTATCATTACGCTCTTGTTCGAGATAATATATCGGATCAACGACAACCACATCCGCCTTCGTTTGGATTATATCGCTCTCTAACTGCCGTAAATCCCTTCTAACGAAGTTTTCATCGTCTACCGCACGTATAATAAGGGTGCCAGGAATGACGCTTTGTAGCGTACTTAGGAACGTCTCAAAGCCCTTCTCGAAGTCCTCCGAAAGTCCTCCTCGTAATAGCTGGCGGTTTTCGAATCCTGCTTCGTAATCCATGCCGTCAATGTTGGCAGTCAAGATTCCTTCTCTTGCGGATATGCTACTATACGCCCTCGCCATCCATTCGAATTTGCTCATTTCCAACGCCCATACTAATACGTTAGCACCATTCATCGCTGATTCGATCGCCTCTTCCATTGCGAATACGGACTTACCGCGACCAGACCTTCCGAACCAAGCGTAAGTGTTTCCGGAGAAGTACCCGCCACCGACTTCGTTATTTATTGTGGGAAACTTGCTCGGCCATATTTTAAACGACTTGCCTTCTTTTCTACGTTTGTATTCTTCTAAGAAGTCGTTCGTGTTCGCTTTTATGTCTGTTCCTATACGAACATCTGTTTGTGTTTTGATTATAATCTGTTCGCCATTTTGAATCAAGTACTTGTAAAATTCTTCGGGAGTGTTCTCGCTGAACTTCTCGCCAAACTCCGGAGATGTTAAAAAATCATGCATCATCCGCTTGGCTGCTGACTCTTTTAACCGTTTTGCTAGGTATTCGTAACTATCCGAAACTTGCGGTATATAAGTAAACCCTTCGATTTCTTCTGCCAACGTTGCGTATGACGGACACTCTCCGCGATTCTGCTCCGAATATTCTTTTATGAATCGTAAAGCTTTACGCTCTGGATCCGTCTCGAAGTGTTCTTCTCGTATGTCAAACCGTTTTAGTACGTCAGAATCGTTAGCATCGATAATTTTGGAGATGAGCGACTCCGCATAACTCATTCGCAATCACCGCCCATTAACTCGCGCAATTCAGATAAGCACTCTTTCGCATCTTTACGCCATTTTCTAACTGCAGGACCAGGCGCAACATTCTTCAAGTCCGTAGCTGCCGACATGTAATCGTTGTACTTGTCAAGAATCATATCGACAAGCTCACGGTCTGCCTTGCTATTAAGATCAATCGCCAAGTAGATGTCGCTAGACTTCGGCTGGTTATCTCGTTGCCTATTCGAGATAAATTCATCCGCATTGTCTGCCGATACCACCAACTCTAGTTCTTCGTCAACGGCAGGCATTACCATGTCTCCGGTAAATGGATCCGCTAAATCATACATAAGGTCGCGCTCTGTTTTATTCGGCTCGAAATATACCGTAACCTGATAGCCAACAATGCGGTAAATCTTGTCCGGCTCATCCTCAATGCGGACTAGATCACCGAAACTGAATCGTTTTTGCATTGGTTCAAATTCGTTCATTTAGCGCCTCCCTCTTTTTGACTCTCCATTGAATAGGAGAGTTATAGTCATATCACGAACCCTATCCGCTAAACGTTGCTCACCGAATATATTAGGCAACTCCGATATAGGTACGTTGCTGGTATATACCGTCGGTAATTGGTTCGTAACCCTGGCGTTTATAATACTGTGCAAGTCTCCGCGAAATCCCTCCGTGCTAGAACGAGTTCCTACGTCGTCTAGAACAACAAACGTAGTTTCTTGCGCACATTTCATCCAGCGGTAATATTTCTCTGCAGCAAGTTCAGCGATTTCCTCCGGCACTTTGTTACGGTTAAATGCGTTATACAAATTTTGAAATT